CGACGGTGCTGGCATATAGGCACCAATGCCGCCCGAAGTGTTGTCGAAGTCCGCGCTGCCGATATGAAAGGCATTGAAGGCCTGACAAGCAAGGTTCTTCCTGCCTGCCGCGCGCCCTATGATCCGGCCAATGAAGCCGTTGGCACATCCGGCGCTGTTGTCAGTGCCACCGATATAGACGTTATCTCCACGAGTATTACGACTATCAATCGCTTCAATGTAGAACTCGGTGCAATCGAACAGAAAAACACCGTGCATATGCTCATTATGCGCTGCGCCCTTGTTCGCGACATTGCCATCGACGCGAAGCACACCGAGTACCACGATCTTGTTCGCGCCGACTGCCGAAACGATGCGGGTCCAGCTTTGAAGACCGTTAGCGCCTTTGATGGTGGCCCCCGCCTCGGCTAGAATATGCGCATTACTGCCCAGCGAGATACAGGCCGAGTATCGTGTTGTGCCGCCGTCATCAAAGGCCGAGGCAGGGTCAAATCCGACAATATATTCGGTGTTGCGAGAGAGGATCAGCGGTCGCCCCGCCGCCAGAATGCGCCGGATGGCAGGGCCAGCATCCACCGCGATGCTTTCTCCGGAGGCAAGCACATGCTCGGGCCGCACACCGCTCTTTGCCAGATGCTCTGCAACAGAAAACGAAGCCGATCCCACCGGCACAACAGGCGCAGTGCCGTTTTTCAGTTCATCGATCCGCGCTTGCACGGTGCGCCCGTCATCGGTGCCCATGAGAAGCGCGCCAACCAGGCTGGCCAGCGCCTCGCGCAGCCCTGCATCGGCCCCGCCGCTTCCCGGCAAGGGCACTGGCCTGCCGGTGACCGCCGCCCCGCCATAGAACTTGCCTGCAAACGGCGCAGCATCAAACCGCCTCAGCTGCCCCCCGCGATATTCCAGCAGATCGCCTTCGCCCAACCCGGCCACGTCGAACGCAGGCGCAGTCTGCCCCGGCAGCGCCAGCGGCGTCCGCACCGCCAGCGCGGCGGCGTCCCGGTCCTGCTCCAGGTTGCGCATGGCCTGCCGGTCCAGCTCGCGCTCCACCGAATCCGCGTCCAGCGGCGTGCTGCGCTCGGTTTCATATTCCTGCAAGGGGCGCGTCACGCGCTCGGTGCGGAACGTGCCACCGGCGGCGAATGTAACCAGCGGCGTGAAAACCGCCGTGCCTGCCCTGTTGTTGCCGGTGATCGTGTAATGCGTGCCGCGCACCAGCGCCTGCACCGCGCCGCTCACCGGGGTATAGGTGGCAACCAGATCGTCCAGATTGATGAACGGAAAGGGGATCGAGCGTGGGGCCAGTGTGCCCGCAGAAACCCAGCTGTCGCTTGAAACCAGCGTCGCAACTGTCACGGCCTGTTCCCCACGCACGGCGCTGCCCGGTATGGACCGGCGGCAGCGCAGGAACGGGAACGGAAAAGCGGCCCTGCTTGGGGCCAGCGTTTACACAAATGGCGAAATCAGCGCAAGCCTATTCCACCGGCTCCGCTGGCGGCTCGGCCAGCATGTTGCCAAGGTCCGGCGCGCGCGCCTCGCCCGCCGTCTCGCCCGGCGGCAGCCAGTATTGCGTGCCGTCCTTCTCGGCGCGGCGGATCATGTCGGCATAGCGGTCGCCATAATCCGGGTCGGTCATCTCGCCCACGGTATCGACCAGCAGCCGCTCATAGGCCGCGCGCACATACCAGATTGAAGATCCCGGCGTCTCGCGCTTCAGGAATCGCGCCACATCGCGCTTGCGGATCAGCTCGATCACATTCTGGCCCGTCGCCCACGCAGGCCCCTTGGTTATGTCGCCAATGTCCTGCCCATATTCGCCGGTCGATTGGCTGATAAGGTCGCCATAAATGCCCAGGCCACCGCCCTTCAGCATCGCCTTGCCCACAAAGTCCCAGCTGCCCACCGGCAGCGGGTCGCGCCCCTTGACAATCTCGGCCAGTTGCACGGACAGCGCCCCCATGATCGACGTGCCCGCCACAAACCCGGCGGCATAGCCCGCCTTGCGCGCCACTCCGGGCAGCGACATGGCGCGCTGCGCCTGCATCGCCATGATGGTGATCGGGAACATCTTGAACTGGAATCCCGTGCGCACGACTTCACCCAAAAATGTTCCGCGTGGCATCTGGTTGACGAGCGCGCGCTGGCGCAGCCCGCCGGTCGGCACGGCAAAGTCCACCTCGGTCAAGATGCCTTCCATCAGCCGATCGCGTGCGCGCGTGTCGGCGATGGATTCGGGCATGATCCAGTCTGCGCCCTTCCATGGCGTCGTCGCGCTCTGACGGATGCCGTCCCAATCCTGCCGGTTCAGCCCATAGCGTTGCAGGAAGCGGCGGAACGGCGGATCAAGCTGGTCGAAGTCACGGCCCGCAAACTGCGCGATTGCCGCCATGAACTCCATGCCCATCGCCTGCCGTGACGCAGCGGTCCAGGCATTCAGGCCCGATGCGCGCAGCGTGAAGTCGGCCAGTCGCCGCGTCACCTCGCTTGACGCTTCCAGCCCGCGCGTCAGTCCGCCGACCTCGCCAATGCGGCCGCCGAAATTCTCGTCCATATGCACCCGGCCATGATAGCCGATGCGCCCGATCCATTCGTCGCTGATGATGCCCGCGCGCCGGGCGAAGGCCGCGCTGTCCGGGTCCGCCGGGTTCATCTGCTTGATGATATCGGCCATGGTGTCGAGCGCAGGCAGCCCGTTGAACTTGCGCGTGATCGCACTCGTCGCCGCGTCCGAAAAGGCGGATATGACTGCGCTTCCCAGCTTGGTGCTGGTCTGCCAGTTGCGCAGCGTCGATCCGAACAGCGCCAGGTTGCGGTTGACCGGGCGGTTCGCCTCGCCGGTCAGCTCGCGGAACAGCTGGTCGATGGCATGTTCGCCGCTGGCCAGGCCCATGCGCTGCGCCATCGTGCCCTTCAGCATCGCATCCTTGGCAATACTGTCCTTCATCCACTGGATCGTCGCCGCCGGATTCGGCCCCAATATCTCGGTCATGGCAATGTCGCGGCTCATCACGTCCACGTGCATCAGCATCGCCTCGAACGGGTCGCTGGCCCCGAATCGTTCGTTATAGGCCAGCCAGTCGTCGGCGCTCCTGAAGTGGAGAAATCGGTGCGCTGCGTGCCGGTTCGCGGTCGCGGCATTGCCCATCTGGCCCGGCGTGCGGTTGCTCCACCCATCGCTCACGATCGTGTCATACACCTCGCGCAGCACCAGGCGCAGCTTGCCGTCGCTGAACGGCAGCCCGGTTTCCGCGTCGATCATGCGGTCGCGGTCGAGCCGCCCGAACACCTCATCGATCCACGCCTCGGGCGCAACCTGCCCCACCTTGATGCCGTCATGGCTCTGCGGCAGGCCCCAGCCTTCCAGCTTGCCGATCCGGCCACCGGCGGCGTTGAACCGCTGGCGCAGATACTCGCTCGCCTTGCGCCAGCTGTCGGCCAGCTCGGCGGCGTTCAGGTCGCCCGTCTTGGTGCCGAACAGCTCGCGCACCAGATTGTCCAGATCGGCCTTGTTGCGCACCTTGCCGCTCATCGTTGCGCGGTGCTTAGCCAGCAGATCGTGCATCATCGCCAGCGCGGTCTGCTTCACGTTGTGCCAGCGATATTCGACATTGGCATAGGGCGCGCGCTCATCCCGCGCCAGGTGCGCCACCATCGCGTCGGCGCTCACCGGGCCATCGGCCCCCTTGCCGCCGTCATACAGGCGGCGCGCATTGTCCATGATCGTCGCCTGCGCCCGCTGCGTCAGCAGCTTCTGGCGCTTGGTGTGCAGCGCGTCGGCCTGCATCGCCTTCAGCGCCTGCGTGGTCGCCATGCTCTCGGCGGCGGCGCGGCCATAGCGGCCTTCATATTGCTGCACCAGCTCATCATACAGCCGCTGCGCCTGCTCGGCACGATCGGCAGGCACGCGCCCCTGCGCGATCAGGTCTGGAATGCAAACGCCCAGGCTCATGCTTCACCCCCGCGCGGATTGAGGCAGGCCCGCATGGCATCGATCGCCGCCTGCTCGTCATCGATCGCCTTCAGCACGTCCTCGCCCTTCATCGTCGGCCCATCCACGTCCAGGCGGAACTCGGTCTGGTCGCGCGCGCCGGTGTCGAACAGCCCGCCATCGCTGCCCACCGGCTTTTGCGGCGCGCTGCTGGTCATGCCCCCCTCGCCGCGCCGCTCGAGCGCCTGCCGCCGCTCGTCGCGCGTCGCCCCGCCAAACATGTCGGTGGCCATCCGCAGGTCATGCTCAAGGCTGTCCGCCTGCTCGACCGCGCCCGTTCCGGCGGTCGGCTCATCCCATGCGGCAAAGGCTTCGGGGTCCAGCGGCCCCTGATCGTCGGGGTTTAGCGGGCCGCTCTCGTCTCGCGGCTCTCGGCCAGCTGCAACGCCCGCTGCGTCTTCGCCTTCGTCTCGGGGCTCAATCCGGGGTTCTGCAGTGTCCGGCGCAAACTCTCGATTTGCTGCTGACGGGTTTCCATAGCCTGCTTCCTCAAGCGCGCTGAAATAGCGCTCTGCCTCCGGGTCGGCCTCCATCATAGCATCGAATCGGGCCGCGTAAATCTGCTCGTCGATAAAGGCGTCAATGGCATCGTCGATCGACGTGTCGGCCCGCCAGATTTCCTCGATCGCGCTGATCTCGTCGGGCTCGAATGTCAGGCCGCGCTCGCCTTCCACCTCGCGCAGCATGTCGATGAAAAACGGGTTCCAGTCCGGCTGCACGGCCTGCGCCGCATTGCGCGCGGCCTGTTCTTCCAGCTCGGCAATCGTGCCCAGGTCGAACCGCGAATAAATCTTGCGCCCGGCAAATTCCTCTTTCAGCGCTTCCAGCACGTCCGACACCGTGGGCCGGTCATCCTCGCCGCGCCCGATATAGCCTGCCTCGTGCAGCGCCTCGCCCCATTCGTCCAGCGTCTTGCCGCCGGGCCGCAGCAACGGACCATAGCCGGGGATCAGCGCCGGTTGCGTCGCCGTCTTCGTGCCGTCCTTCGTCCTGCGGCGCACCAGCGTCTGGAACACCGTGCCCAGGCTCTCGCCGCCGCCAAGGGCGGGGTCGCGCACGTCGCGCAAGCCGCCGCCGGCTGCCACGAATTCCAGGATGGAAAGCGGCTTGCTGCGCACCGGCAGGCGGCGGAACTTGCCGCTCGGCGTCATCACGATCCCGCCGCCGCCATACAGCGCCAGCTTCTGCAGCGCGCGCGTCACGTCTTCCTCTGTCGAATCCAGCTGCCGCGCCAGATCGTCGATCCGGTTCAGCGATTGCGTGGTCTTCGCAGCTATCCGCTTCAGCTCGGGCAAGATGCGGTCCACCGCCTCATCCACCTGCCCGCGCGGCGGCCCTTCTGGCTCCACCGGCGTCTTGGGCAGCGGAATCTCGCCCGAATAGTCCAGCGGCTCCGGCGTGATGCTGTCCGGGTCGATCAGCGGCGCGGCATCGAGCGCGCTGCCCTCCGGCCCATCCGCCGCATCCAATTCGGCTAGCTGGCGATCGATATCGGCAATCTCGGCATCGATCGCCGCCACCGGGTCCGCCGGGTCAACCGCTGGCGTCGCGCCGCGTGCGACAGGGCCGGGGTCGCTGCCCATCTTGCGGTGCGCCCAGGCGATGACTTCGCCCACCGTCTTGCCCTTCAGCACCGAAGGGTTGGCATCGATCGCCGCCTGCGAAAAGATCGAGGATGCAGGCGCGTTCCTGTCCGCCTGCAACAGTCGGCCCGCCGTTTCGGCCCCGGCAAAATGCGCCAGATACAGGTCGCCCGCGCTGCCGTTCGATCCTGCACGGGCCAGCACGCGCGCGTTGTAATCGATCAGGTCATCCATCAGGATTTCCTGCAGGCGCGGGTCGCTGCGCTTGGCGGCAATCTGGGCCTCGCTCAGCCCGCCGGTGCCATAGCGCGCGGTATAAAGCCGCACCCATGTCCCCCTGACGAACTGGTATTTGCCCAGCGCCGACGAATTGGGGTTAGCCGCGGCGTTATTGCCGCCGCTCTCGACAATGCCGATCCGGCGCTTCAGCGTCGCCCGCCCGCCAATGTCCACCGTGCCGGTGCGCAGCGCGGTGCCCGTGTTCAGCGCCGCCGGGGTCAGGCCCGTGGCGCGCGCGGGCGGCGCGGATCCCGGTTGCGCCAGGATGCGCGCCATCGTGTCGCCCAGCGCGTCGATATGCGCGCCGCTGCCCGCCGGATCATCGACGAACGGGTTGAGCCCGCGCACCTCGATATCGCGCCGCATCGCCTCGATCGCGGTGCGTTCGTCCGGCGTCAGGTTGTCGCGGCCAATCAGCCCTTCGGCCAGGTCGGGCAGCATGTCGTCCGAAATGGCATCCCATTCCATGGTGCCGCGCAGCTTCTCGGGCAGATAGGGCGCAACCTTGCCCCACACGCGCTCCTGCGCCTCTTTCGGCAGCGCCTTGATCGTCGCCCAATTGTCGGCGCCATAGCGCGCCGCCCCGCCGATCGTCACGCCAAAGGCAAAGGCAGCGGCAACGTCGATCGCCGCATCGGCCAGCGTGGTGTCCTCGCCCATCTTCGCGCGGTTCTGCGCAATGGTCGGTGCCTGGATCAGCTCGAGCCCGGCATTGGCAATCCCCTCGCGCAAGGCTGCCGTCGCCACCGATTTGCCGCCGCCGCCGATCGGCAGGGTCAGCACGTTGAACGGGTCGGTGAACGATCCGCCCACCGCGCCCACGAATCCGCCGACCATGCTGCCGCGCGCCAGCGTGCGCTGGTCGGCATCGCGCCCGCCATTGCGGCGCAGCACCTGCTGGTCGAATTCGTCGCGCGTCTTGGGCAGGCTGGCAAAGGCCGCCGGGTTGCGGGTGCGTTCGCGCTCGACCGCCGCCCAGATGCGGTCGGTGTCGGGCGTGCTGTTGGGTCCGGCATTGCCGCCGCCGATCAGGCCGAACAGGCCGATATCCGGGTGGCGGGTATCCTTGTAGGAATAGCCCATGTCGAAAAGGCTGTCTTCCAGCTCGATATAGGCATCGAACCGGCGCTTCTCCTGCACGCTCGAAACCTCGTCTTCCGTGGTGCGGAATCCGGCCAGCACGCTATCGACAAAGCCGGGCACCGGCCCCTCGGTCGGGCGGCTCTGTTCGGGTGCAATGCTGCCCCGGCCTCTCAGAATGATACCGGGCATCAGCGCAACCTGTTCTCGACGATCATGCGATACTCACCACCTCGACTGTTGCGCAGCGTGCCGCCGGTATTGTCCACGAACCGATAGACCGTGCGCCCGCCGTCCAGCTCGTCGACCAGCTCGGGCACCATCGAATTGACGATAAACTTCTTGTCGGCGGGCTTGCCGTTCCCATAGCGCGCATCGGGGAAAGCAAACTTGGCGATCGTGCTGGCGAACTCGGCGTTGGTCAGATGCGGCGGCAGCAGCACCTTCTCGCCGCGATAGCTGCCCAGCCCGCCCTGCATCTTGCCATCGGCGCGGCGCGACGCGCCCAGCACGCCACTGACGATATCGTCGAATATCTTGGCGTTGAACTCGGTCTGCCCGCGCTGGTTCGCCCATGCGGCATAGATATCGCTGGCTGTCTCCATCACCGGGCCATATTCGCTGCCCAGCTTGCGCCCGACGCGCCCCGTCGCTGCGCGCATCTGCGTCGTGATCTTGGCCTTGGGCGCAAGGTCCGGCTGCTGCTTGCGCACCTCGCGCCCCTCGACCGCCAGCGGACGCAGCGCAGGGCCCAGCAGCGCCACATAGCCCAGCCCCTGCTCGGCTTCGTTGGCGACCGAAAAGCGGGTTTCCTCGTCATACTGGTCCAGCTGCTGCAGCACCGCCATCCGGCCTTGCGGACCCTGCGCCAGCATGTCCTTGAACTGAACGCCCGCTTCCTTGCGCTTCTTGTCGCGAATGTCCTGCATCGCCTGCAGCGCGATGATATCGCTCGGGTTCGCCTTGTTGCCTGCCTTGGCGATGCGCGCCTGCGTCGCGGCGATCGCCGTGCCGATCTGCGGCAGGCTGGCATTGCGCAATTCCTGCGCCGTCGTGTTCTCGACGCGCAGCTTGGCAATGTCATAGCTGTCAACGGGCTTGCCCGTCTGCCGCGCCAGCTGCTCGCCGGTGCGCAGCTCGGCCTCGGTGGCCAGCCCATCCTTGGCCTTCGCCATGATCAGGTCCAGCTGCTCGCCCGCCTCGCGCTCGGCCTCGGCCTGCGCCCGATCGGCTGCCCGCGCCGCGCGCTCGCTTTCCAGGCGCAGCTGGTCGCGCAACCGCTCCATGCCCCTGTCATCCAGGATGCCATCGAACTTGCCCGTATCGATCAGCGCCTGTGCCTGCTCGCGCTGCCCCGCGCTGATCAGCCCGTCGAACTGCGCCAGCGACAGGTTGGACGCGATTTCGCGCGTCACCTTCGCCTTGGCATTGCCGTCCATGCCTTCCAGCCCGGCGATCAGCGCACCGGCCTCTTTCAGCGCGCTGGTGTAATTCTCGGTCGTTGGCTCGCGGCGCAGCCGGTTGGCCGTCGCATCCTGCCATGCCGCCACGTTGTCGCGCATGAACTCGGATCGCTTGGCCACCTCGAACAGCTGCGCCTTGCCGGTAAAGCCTGCCTCCCATTCGGCCAGCAGAGGGGCGAAGCGCTCGTTGACTTCAGGGTCATTGCCCAGCGACGCGCGGAATTCGGTCAGCTGCTGCTGCGCGCGCGTCGCCACGGCTTCCCGGTATCCGGTCCCGGCAGCAGGCGCATTGGCGCGCTGTTCGGCCTCCCACACTTCCAGGTCGGTGCGCAGCTTCGCCCATCGCGCAAGGCCATCCGTCACGGTTGCCTGCTGCTTCAGCTTCAGCTCGCGCTGCGCTACCCGCGCATCGATATCCGCCACGGTATCGCGCACCTGCTGGCGCTGCTGCTGGTCCTGAAGCGCCTGCCCGGCGGCATTGGCCAGCGCATCGCCCACGCCGCTGGTGGCATAGCGGCGGTCTGCCGGTTGCAGCGCGGTGACGGTGGGGCGCACGCGCGCCTGGATCGGCTGCATACCCATCAGCGCGGCCCTCTCCAATTCAGCACCGGATCAAACCCGCCGCCTCGCGTGCCGAACGGATCGAGCCTGCTGCGCGACAATGGCCCGCCGGGCTGGCGCGCGATGATCGAGCTGCTCGGCAGCGGAATGCCCGTGCCGCTCTCGCGCGGCAGCATGCTCGCCCGCTCGCGCCCGCGTGCCGCGCTGATCGCCGCCGCATCGCCAGCGCCCGACGCTGCCGATGCCGCTTGCGTGCCGATATTGATGACATCACGGAACAGCTGCGCCGTCGCTCCGCGCCGGATCACCTTGGCCTGGTAACGCAGGCCCGCCGCCTGGTCCGCCGCCTGCCGACGCAGGTTCAGAATCTCGAATTCCGCTTCCTGCGCGCTCTCGCCGATCAGGTCCAGCGCCGATCCGGTGCCGATCGCCACACCGCTGGCCGCGCCCGCCACCAGCTGCTCGCCGATAGCCGCGCGGCTTTCCCGCCGCATTTCCTGCCCCTGGATCGCGCCGTCATATTCGGTGCGCCGGGCGTTCTCGGATAGCGTCTTGGCCTCGGCCCGCGCGGCACCGAATCTGTCCAGCGCGCCCGTCAGCGACGAAAACGCCTGCAGGCCAATCAATACCCCCGCGCTCATCCTTCCGCCTTTCGCTTCAGCTCATACAGCATCATGTCGCCCCCATCGGGCGCGGCGTGGCGCAGCACATGCGCGGGCTCAAAACCCAGCATCTGCGCCCAGCGGTGCCCTGCCTCGTAATCCACATGCACCAGCGTATCGACGCGCGTGTAATGCGGGTGAAAGTCCAGCAGCGTGCGGCACGCGCGCGTGATCGCCACAAAGTCATGGCCCTTGCCATCGGCCATCACGCACCAGGCCGTGGCATAATGGCCGTGCGTCTGCCGCAGCCCTGCCAGGCACAACAGCGGCCCATCGGTGCCGCGCGTCATCGCCACCGCCGGGCCGCTGGCTGCATAGTCGCGCCCCTGCGCCAGCGTCACCAGCCCGGCCTCGCCGATCGCCTGCTGCCCCTGCTGCACGGCAATATCCACCATGTCGGCGGGCTTGAAGGGTCGGATGATGATCACCGCTGCTCCACCGTCATGAAGGCGGTCACGGCCAGCAGCGTCGAAGGGTGCGGCGCAACCCGCGTAATGCGGATGCGCCCGCGCCGGTCATGCGACCCGCCGGGCTCGAATATCTGCTCGCCGCTCAGCGGCGTGAACGGCTCGTTGAATGGGCTGTCAGATCGCTGCACCGGCAGCACCCCCGCGTCCTGGTCATGCAGGTCCAGCGCCAGCGCCATCGATCGCCACACCCGCATATGCACGCGGACGATGCGCTTCTTCTTGCCCTGTGCCGGGCCAGCGTCGCCGCCGGCTTCCAGTTCCAGCAGCTGCACATGGGCAGGGAACGGCAGGCCGAACGTCACCTTGCTTGCCGCATAGGGCAGTGTCAGCACACCGGTGGCGCTCACTGTCTTGCGGCCCGCATATTTGCCGTCGGCCAGTATCTCGACCTCGCGGTTCTGCAGCCAGTCGATACCGCTGATTGTCTGCACCGCGCTGCCTTCATAGGTGCCCGCCGCATCGCTCATGATGATATCCGCGTCATCGTCGCTGCTGTGCCGGATGCGCCCCATGCGCAGCATCAGATGCTCGCTGCCCAGCTGCGCGATGCACCACAACTCGGCGCGCTCGCCCGCTTCGTCCGTGATCGCGCAGATCGACTTGGCAGAAAGCCCCGCCGCAAGCGGGCGCACCGCCCATCCCAGCGCCTGCTCGGTCGGCAGATACAGCGCTACGGCCAGCGTGCCGTCACCCCGGCACACCCAAAGGTGCTTTTCCGGTTCCTTGCACCATGCCAGCTCGACCAGCCCCGGATCGCCAATGTCGTCGGCAAAGCGGGTCAGGTCCGGCGTCTCGTAGCGGTCGCGCTGCAGCTGATAGCCGAACTCGATGATCTTGCGCTTCGCCGCCTGCACAAACACTGCGCGACCATCCAGCATCGCCGGGGTCTGGATCGCGCTGCCCGCATTGCTCTGGATATCGATCGAGATATTGCCCGGCCCGATGCCATTGGCGGCATTGGCAGGCCCCATCACATATTCGGCCATGGCCGTGCCGATCATCAGCCGGGTTTCGGCCAGCATCCAGCGGATCGGATTGGGGTTGGGGATGGTGACGCGAAACGCCATGTCCAGCGTGATCGCGCCGAACTCGTTATAGGCGGCCATGTTCTCGAAATCGCCGACAACGCTGCCGTCGATCGTCGAATCCTTGGCGACGATCAGCCGCTCCTGCCAGATCGCGCCGCAGCTCGGCCAGCCCCGGCGCGGACTGTATGCCCCGAACGCCCAGCGCCAGGTGCCATAGGCATAGGTCACGCCGGTTTCGATCGGCTCCCACGGCGTTTCCTCGGGCGGGCGATAGCCGCCGGTATAGGCATAGCTGCCGCTGCTGGTGAACGGCAGGCGGCGCTGCACCGTGCCTGTCACCGTCTGCGCATCGGTGAAGCCGGTGATTTTCACGATCCCGAATCGGTCGTGCAGATACTCCCACTGCACCCCGCCAGCGGCCTTGTTGTTGATATCGGTGCCGCTGCCCATGCCGTCCCATTCGACGCCCTCGCCATGGATCGGCGGCACGGTCCCCGTCTTGCCGCCAGCGCCGACACCGGCGACGCGATAGACGCGATCGCTCCACTGGCGCAGCTGGCCCACCGCAATCGTGATCCCCGGCTCCCAGCTGGGGATATCGCCCAGGTCGCCCGCCTCGATGCGGAACAGCCCGCCCACATCGCCCGCCGCGAAGATCCCGCTATTGCAGCTCAGCGTGATCGATCCCGTCACGCCGCTGGCACTCACGATGATGCCCTCATCGCGGTTCTGGCGCTCGAACGGCCCCTGTTTGAACTCGATGGCAGTCAGGCTGAACGTGGTGGCGCTAGTGCGCGTCAGCTTGCGCGGCTGCACATCGGGGTGGAACAGGTAAAGCACGTCGGCCGACTGCACATAGAACAGCCGCTTGACCTGTTCGTAGCTATAGGGCGAGGCGATTTCATACGGCGCACCGCCGGAAAGGATTGGCCCGCCATTGGTCCAGAAGCGGAAATAGCCCGCCCCGGCCTCGATCACATAGCCCTGCGTGACGTTAAACTCGAAGGGAATGCAGCGCGCGGCCTGCTTGCATTTCTCGATGAACTCGAAACCCGGCGCAGCCTCTGCCGGTCCCTGCAGCAGCGGCAGCCATCCCACCATCTGCTCCACCGATATCGAATAGATGTTCTGGTCGATGCGCCCCTGCATGCGCGGACTGATCTGCCCGCCATTGAAGCTGGTCTGGCGCGGGGAAACGCTGCTCATCAGCGATAGCTCACATAACGGCCCCCACGGCCCGTTCCGCCATGCCGGGCTGAAAGGATGCGCGATTGCGAGGTGATGTTGCCGCGATCGCGGTCGCCACTGGCCAGCCCGTCAAGCTTCTTGGCCTCGCGCACCGCCTCGTCACGATCGTTCAGAAGCCGGTCGCGAAGCCCTTTCTGCTCCGTCGTATCCTCGCACATCTCGAAAGCGAGCTGATAGCTCATTACCGTCCTGAAACTGCTCGACCAGCGCGTCACGTCTTCGTTGCGGTAGATGAAGCGCGCCGGGATCGGGCCTTCCTCGTTGCACAGCAGAAAGCCGTCTTCCTCGACGGCGGAGACATAGTCTCGGTCATCGCGCGATGGCGGCAGCCAGCGAAGGCAATCGGCGGGAAGGCGGAAGCGATAGGACCATCCGAACGCAGGCACGCCTTCGGGGTCGCGCTCCAGCATCTGGCGCTTGGTGGCGAAATTCCATGGATGCAGCGATAGCGCGGTGTCGCGCGCGTCATCCCATACGGCCTTCACCCGCTGCGCTGCGTTCGACACATCGTCGATCGAGCTGATGCGGGTGTTCTGGCCAAGATGGACATAAGCCCGGTTTGCAATGCGCGTCACGCTCTGCTGCACGGCCATGGCTTTGTCCCCAAATCAGTCTTGAAAAGGCGGCGCTGGCGGTCGGTTTTCCGTTCCCTGTTGATCCAAAGGGCCGACCGCCAGCGCCTGTTCGCGCCGGATCAGCGGCCCGAATAGAAAAGCGTCACACGGATGGTGCCCGAGCTGGGCAGGTCCGCCGTGCCGCTGGTCATGATGACCATGCGATCGTCTTCCGAAGGAGTAGCGCCCTTCTGCGCCACGCTGCCCCAGGGCACTTCGGCCTCTGCCGTGGTGCCATAGGCCTTGAAGGCCCCGAGCGCCGCATCGCTGCCGACAAAGCCGAACTTCAGCTGCGACGTGCCAAGACTGACGCTTGACTGCACCATGATCCCTTCATAGCCGCAGCCGCGCGGCAGCTTGAAAAGGTTGTTCACCGTGCCCGAAACCTTGTCGACCGTGCTGGACGCAAGGTTCAGCGTGGCCACCTTCTGGCGGATTTTCGCATCCTGGCGGCGACCGTCGCTCTTCTTGGCGGGGCTGACACTGCCGTCCGTCACGCCGATCAATTCTGCTGCATTACCCATTTCGAAAACTCCGATTGAAAGCCACTGGCTCCCATCCGGGGCGGCAACCGCCGCCCCTTCAGGCGGTCAGTTGCATTCGACGATGAAGCACTTGTCCTCGTTGGTGCGCGACGCGCGGCCACAGGTATAGGCAGCGAACTGCGTGCTGTGGTTCTTGTCGGCGCGCTCGTCGACCTTGGTGGTGAAATCCAGCCAGGTGCAGAACGCCATGCCGCTGTTCACCCACACCGGGCAGCGACGGTGGCCGCTGGCATTGGTGGTCAGGCCTGCCGCATTGACGCGCTTGAACGCCTTGGGGTTTGTGAATTCCACCGGCCAGAAGACGATGCCAAGGAACGGCGAGGGCTCGCCATCCTGCAGCGCCTGCTTCGCGTCTTCACTCATCGGCGTGTAGCGGCGACGCTGGCTGTCCGGGTTGTAGCGGCTGTTCAGGAACTGATCGATCTCGAACAGGTCATCGACTTCCTCGGCCGTGATCAGCATGTTCAGCTGCTCGGCGTCGGTATCGACGAAACGCTGCCGCGCCAGCTTGCGCACCTGGCGCAGCTTCCTCAGCGTCAGGCCCACAAAGGTGTTGGCCGTCTCGCCAAAGTCGGCCGCAATGATGTTCGCCGACTTGAACGGAACCGAGGTCAGGCCTTCCTCGCCGGTATAGGCCGGGCCGTAAAAGCCTTCCAGCCACTTGTCGTCCTGGTAGCGGCGGATGGCCTTTGCCACGCCGGTCGCCAGCGGCGATCGCAGGCCGACCTCGGTGGACATTTCGTCATCCGGGTCCAGCAGCGGCGCCACGCTGGCGCGCTTCGGCTTGTGGATCCAGCGACGCTCGACATCGGTGTCGGTGTTCTTGGTGTCGCCGTTGCGCTCGTCGATTTCTTCCGCATACATGTCGTCGAAGCGATCGGTAATCTGCTTCTTGCTGCTGTTCGACGTGTATTGCGATGCCATGGGCTTCAGCTTGCCCGGCATTTCGTTCAGCTGAAATTCGACCGCCTTTTCATATTCGACAGTGCGGGTCGTATCAGCCCAATTCTCGATTGCCATTTTAAGTCTCCCGAAGGACCAAAGGTTTCATGTCTGGTGGCTTCGATCGGGATGGCTGCAGAACGCAGGGCCAATCTGGCGGAGGTATCGCGTCCGCGTGGCGCGCCGCTGCTTTCGCGGCTTGCACCGGGGCCGGGCGGGCAGAAATGCGCGCGTCGGGATGGCCGGAAAAGGTTGCGCCCGCATCACTGAAGACGCGGACGCATGATTTTCACAAATGGCGAAACTTGTCAACGCATCATGCGTTGGTTTTCACGCTCGGCGTTGTCCGCGCAGCTGCGCGATGCGCGAAACCAGCTGGTTGTGCAGTGCCAGCGCCGCCGGATCATTGGCCTTGATCTTGCCCCGATGCTCAGCCGACTTGTTGAGCTCGGTCATCTTCGCTTCGGCCTGTTCCAGCGAGAGCCCGGCGATATTGGCATCCATGGCCGGGTCACCATCGACGCGCTGCATCTCGCCGGTCATTTCGGCCAGCTTCCACATGAACGTCATCAGGTTGTTGCTGCCCAGCGCCTTCTCGGCATTGGTCACCGTCGCCTCGTCGATGCCCAGCTTCTTCATGAACGCCTGCACCTGGCCCAGCTCCTGCGCATAGGCCGCGCCGCGCTCGGCCTGGAACGCCTGCACCGCCTCATCCGCCTTTTTTGCCAGCGCCTCGGCCTGCGCATTGTTCGCCGCGACGATCATTTCCACCTGCTTCGGGTGCAGCCCCGCCTGGTGGAACACGCCGCGCATGGTTTCGGCATATTCGGTCGGCTGACCTTCCGGCACCTCGATCTTGTAGGCGTCCGGCGTCTCGGGGCGGATCGCGGCGGCAAAGGCGTTGAAGCTTTCCTCGCTCTCCCCCGGCATCGGCACCTTGGACTTGGCGACCTTGTGCGCCTCGATATGCCCTCGCGCCAGTTCGTCGATCGACTTGAAGCGGGAAAGCGTGGCATCGGCCTTCAGGTCATCGGGCAGCGCATCCAGCCAGCTGGCAGCCGCACCGCCGCCCTGCCCGCCGCCACCCTGACCGCCATCGCCCCCGGCGGCAGGCGGCGCGGCCAGTGCGCCAGCGGCACCGCCCCCGGATCCCGCTGGCGCACCGCCGCCGCCCTGCCCTTCAGTGCCCGTGCCATTCTCATCCGCCATTGCCGTTCCTTTCCAATATGCGCAGCTGCGCGTTCAAATCGTTCATTTCGCTGGGGTCCATGTCGATCACCCCCAGGATGAACAGCACCAGGTCGCGCATGCCGGACTTGTGCGCCATCGCGTGCCCGCTTTCCGAAAAGGCGGTGCGGTGCATGCCTGCCTGCCGGGCGATATCGTGGATGAAATAGGCCGCGCTCGGCTTTAGCTCGCCCGTCGCCTCGTCATAGAACAGCGCGCGATAATTCTGGTGACGCTCGCTCAGCCGCGCCAGTCGCCGCATCAGCGCGCCGCGCTCCTGCTTTGCCGCGCCCAGCGACGCGCGGATTTCCGCCGCCAGCCCCCCGTTGCCGTTCATGCGCCCATGCTCACCTGCTGCAGCGAGCTGGTCGCTTGCGCAATCGCGGGCAGCGCCTCGATCAGCGATTGCGTGCCCTGCGCCTCGTCATCGGCCTCGCGCTGCGCCTCGCGCTCGTCATCGCTCGCCTGGAACGACGCCGGCACCGCCAGCACGCGCGCAAGCCCGCTCAGCACCTTCTCGAACGGCAGCGTCTGGTTGAGGATCGGGATATGACGATCCGGGTCCAGCTGCATCTGCGGCGCAACCGCTTCCAGCAGCCGCATATAGCCCACGATCTGGTCGGCCTTCTGCGCGCGGCCCAGCGGATTGTCGAAGCGGTTCTGCATCATGCCGCCCGCTTCGATCACTTCTCCGGGCATGTCGTCGAACAGCCCCATCTGGTCCATCAGGTCCAGCTCGCGATCGGTCATCGGGCCGAACCACTCGGTTTCCTGCCGCGCCAGCGGAGAAAGCAATATCCCCTTCTCGCTGATCCGCTCGAGCGTTTCCTGCACGTTCACATGCGTCTTCACCTCGCGGTTGCTGAACAGCATGTCGGCAAAGAACGCCCGGCGGATGATCTGTCGCAGGCCTTCCTGCAAGGCCATCAGCGGGTTGGCGTCGCCACCCTCGTAAAGCGGCCTGATCGTCGGGTTGCCGCGATAGTCGATACCGCCATAGGTGATTTCGCGCGACGCATAGCGGATCGTCTGGTCCAGCATGTCGTCCATCGCCAGCAGCGGCGGCATGGCGCTCATTTCGCTGATCAGCACCAGGTCCATCATCACCTGCTGCGCCGCCTTGATATCGGGCAGCACCGTGACGGCGGGCGATCGCGCATATTTCTCGTTGGGGCTCTGGCTGAAGCGCGAATAGATCAGCGGGTTGGTGTTGAAACCGCCCTCGCCGAACACTTCCTTGCACTCGACGCACAGATAGCAGCCGATCCAGAACTTGCCGCGCCAGTCGATCCGGCCCGGAATCGGGCTGGGATTGATCTC